CGGGCTTGTCATCGTAACGCTCGCCGGACACCTGCATACGCCGATACCCATAGCCACCATCAAAACCTTTGATCAACTCCTTGCATCGCGGGTCTATTAAGATACCCGACTTGCCCTCAACCAAACGGTTTAGTGTGCCAGCCACAGCCTCAATACGCAAGGAAACATCGTTGGATTGTGCTGGACGCGCAGTAAGACCAGCACCCCGAAGCACTTGGAACGGAGTGCTTTCATCCGTTTGCGCGCGGAAGTCACCAGCAGGGTCACCAATAATATTTACCTCACACCCACTATAGCGTGTGGCAATCTCCTGCCTAAGTAACTCTGCAAACCGCACAATGCCCATGTCAAAAGCAACAATCTCTTGAAGTATCAACCAACGACCACGAACACGCTGACCAAACACAGCAGCAGGAGTAAGCCCAAAGTCAAGACCAATAAAGACCGGAACTCCAGCGGCGACAGGTATTTCTTCTTTAGCGATGTGTAAGTCTGGTGCAAACATTTGATATACTGGCTTCCCATCATTTATCTGTCCTAGCTTATTCATAACATAGACATCAATCCAGCTTTTAGTCTTACCCCTGATAAGGTTGGGGTAGTAGCTCTTCATCATGTTCTTTTGATTCTCTGCCTGTTTGTTTGGCACATAATCTTGGATAGAGCCTTCTTTATCTTTCTCTTCTACCATTCCCGCAGGCTGTGTGTAGAAACTCCAGTTGTCCGGCTTCACCATCATACGCGCTTCATCAGCAGAAATATGGTCAGGGACAGGAACTTCGCCAGACATAATAGGCCACCAATGGTCTTCTTCTGGGGCATTGGTATCAGCAATCACGCCAGTCCATGTGGGGCCTCCATCTCGCATAGAGGGGAAACGACCAACACGCATGGTGCAGGCATCAATAATTGACTTAGGCAATTCCCTCGCCTCGTTAATCCAAATGCCAGTTAACTCCAATGACAGAAGTTTCTTTACATCCTCTGGTCTATCGAGAGCAAGAAAGATAACCTCAAGGTCTAGGTCGCCTTGCTTGATGTGATGCGTATAGGGGACTGACCATTGAAACCTTCCCCACTGGTCTTCGGGAAACCAGTCAAGCCAAGTCTTGATAGTCGTAGTTCTTAGCTGTGGGTTGGTGTTACGAATGATAGCCCAGCGAGAACGGCGTATGCCATCATCATTCTTTTGCTGTGCTAATGCCCTGCGAAATACTTCAACGCAGCAGCCCACAGACTTACCAGAACCAACAGGGCCGCGAATACCACGAAAGAAAGTATCATCTTTCATAAACTCCTTTAGGACATCGCCATCCGGCTTATACTTAAAGTTCGTCAATTTTATGATCCACGCCGACTTTGATTAGACGCTCAACCACATCAGGAGCGATAATCGAGATAAGCTTGTCAGCTTCATAGTCAGTGCAGAACTCTTGGGGGTGATGCTTGAGGTGAACCTTCTTAACTATGTTGCGTAAGACTCGACGCTCTTGCTCACTAATTGCGTGTAGAAAACTCATTTGTTACCTTCCTTACCTCCTGCATAGCTTCTGAAAAGTGCATCTTGCGCGAACTATTGTTCTGCATCTTGATTGCTTTTCTCCGAAGCTTGCGAGTCTCTTGCTTAGACACGACGATGTTTCCGCGTCTTTTCAGCAATACCTTTCGGCTGTTTTGAGAACTGCTTGCCAGCACGACGAGCCGCACGTTTCTTTGCGGTGGTGCGAGCATACTCTTCATCGCTCAAGCTTTTGATTGCCTTCTCTGGCAAGTAGCGTTCACCAGTAGCCTTCGGCCCTTGGGTGCTAGGCTTGCCTGATTTAGTCCGCCACTTCTGTTTTGTCCAAGCGCGAAGAGATTTTTGCGGGGCTTTCATTAGCTAGTATAGCTTCCACCGCGAGCCTTGTATTGACGCGCGAGCATCTGAGCCTTGCGTGCAGACCATTGCCCCGGTGAGCCACCCTTGCCACTGCGTTTAATCTTCTCGAAAAGATTCTTACGCATCCCCGGCTTGGTGTAGTTTCCGGCTTCATTAACCGCCATTCTCTTCTTCCTTCAACTTACGCAAGGAGGTGGGGGTGTTTTTTGTTTTTACTTTTTGAACGCGCTTCTCCGGCACATGGGCTACTGCCTTCACGCCGCGATCAGTAAGTTCCTCTTCCGTGAAGAGACGAACACTGTCAGTGGTGAACGACTTGCCTGAGTGAGGGCGACCATCAGGAAGAACGAAATAATCTTTGCTGATGTATTCCGAACCATCAATTTTATAAAGCTTGCTCATTTACCATATCCTTTCAACATTGATTTCTTTTTCCCCCCCTTCTTGGCGGCAGCTTTCTTGGCCGCCTTAATGCCAGCAGGGGTGTATGGGTATTTCTTTCCGGCTACGTTAGGCATTATCTAACCGTTCTTCGGTTATATCCGGGCTTGCCTACCTTCATCTTCCGGCGTTTTGTGCGAACAGCAGCCTTTTCGCGCTTTGCCTCTTCTTCTTTGGTGCGTGTATGATAACGCTTACCTTTCCAAGTAAACTCTTTTTTGCCAGCCTTACGAGCAGCAGCAAAAGCCTTGCCAAACGAAAGTTCTTTTACAGTTTTACGACCACCTTCTGGCTCTTTTGCTTTGGCTGGGTTATCCATAGCGCGAGGTTTAACTTCTCGCGTTTCCAAAGCCTTCAAGGCTGACTTATTTACATTCACCTTCTCTCCAGCAAGGAAGAGATTGTTACCGCGCTTGGGCGGTGCTTTCAATGCAGCAGACTCTTTGGCAATTTTACGGGCTTGTTTCTCATACTGCGCAACGCTTGTGTCTACGTCTTTCTTTGCGCTGTAAGCTTGATAGCCAAGACCAGCAATAGCAGCGGGAACACTTAAACGAGAAAACAGTGTTTTTAAAAGGCTGCGACCAGAAGAAAAAGCTTTTGCACCTTTTACCTGACCAGCAGAAGCACCGCGAGGATTAGCCTTCGCATCTTTCGCAACTACGGGTTTTGCCTTACCACGAACAATCGGGTTTGCTTTTCCGCGAACAGTTGGCTTTGCCTTGCCCTTAACAACAGGGTCTTTCTTACCAGCAACCGTTCCTCTTGGTTTGTTTTTCAAAGTCATCTAAATCACCATTTAACCTTATTAGCCCAGTATGCCGCAGACATCTTGCCTTTGGCAATGTTTTTTCTATGACGCGCCTTAAAGCTTGCGCGTTTCTTTTTCATACGTTCTGACTCACCAGCCTTCGGCTTGCCAGCAGTAGAAGCACCCTGCTCACCAAAACGAATAATCTTTTCCTTCCCTCCCTCGCAAGCCCTTACAACGTGCGACTTCTTTGGATGGCTAGGAGTTCGTTTCGGCTTATTGCACTTGAGGTTCTTAATACCAGCGCGCGTCTTCTTACTCATCTACTGGCCCCATCTGTCCAGTAAAATCCGCGCCAAGTGGGTCTTGCTTGACCTGTTCAGGGATGTTCATCTCTTGCAAGGGAGGTGTTATGCCAGTAGTCCTGTCCTCAGCCCCAAAGTCCTTATAAATTTTTTCTACCTCCTCCTTCATGCGGGTGTATCTGCGCGTAGATAGCGGACCAGTCTGCAAGAAGGGATCATCAGAATACTCTATCTCTGGAATATCACCCACATCAACAAACTCGTCAGGTATGCGGATATTAACAGAGTCTTCAAAGCGCAGGTTTTTACCACGCACTTCTACGGGGTCTAAAAATTCTGGAAGGGGGAAGGGGAAGAAACAGTCACCAAGACGCTCTGCATGAGGTGCGAGCCTACACGCTTCCGAAAAATAATACAGAACCTCTGGCGGAACATCGTCAGTCTTAAGCTTTCCAGTCTCAAGGAATGTCCGGTCTAGGGTGTTAAACCCTTTTTGCATAAGTTCACTCATTGGGAGATGTTACCTTTTTTAACGAGCCTTGAGAAGGAAAAATGTTTGTATGAGACCACATTGCAAGATACCCGTAAGGATTTTTGCCCCCCACCCCACTACCAGTGCGATTCATATACAGAAACATTCTGTCTCTAGCCTAAGTCAATCTCGACCTTGATGTCTCCTGCATGCAAGTGCATATGCTTCTCAGGGGCTTTGAGACCCGCCCTGTCCAGTATATCTCGGCTTGCTTCCAGCTGGACATACTCAGACTTGGCGTTGATGGCGAGACGGGCTACTTGGTGGGCGGCTAGTGTCGCTTTAACGCCCAACTCCTGTCGCATGCGTTCCATCATATACGACTGGACATGGGGGAGGGCTAAAGCTTTGGAAGCACTTACCCTTCCCGAGTCACCATCAGCATAGCCAGCCACATGAGCGGCATCTTTCACAGTCCCGCCATTTGCTACGAGGTGTTCAACTAACGCTTCTTGCTTTGCTGTCAGACCAGTCTCAGGATTCTTAACTGCGTTACCCATAATTTACCTATTCGTTGACCCGCTAAGCGGAGTTTAAGAGGGTTCGTCAAGTAAAATCAAGCTGCAATTATGCAACACCCTTTGCAATAATGCAGTCCAATGCGTTGCGTCTGGGTTGCCGCTTTTGCATTATCTACCTACTCCAAGTCTTGCTGCATGACTCTCCCAACCAACAAAGCCCTACAATGCAACATGGTCGCCTCCCAGTCAAAGGGACAACTTTCTGTCCCCTCCCTATTGGTCGGCTCGGCCTACGGCCTCACACAAAGGTTGTCTGGGCTGCGCTTCGCTTGCTTTGACTGGCATTCCCCCATGTTGTCTTGTGGTCTTTGTAAGGTCGGGACAGTCCTGACCAAGACATAAGGAGTAGATAGATGTCTAATACAAAAGCTAAAGCAACCCAAACCCAAGTCGCATACTGGACTGATGTAATTCTTGCAAACGTTGATGCACAATCTAATGATTATGCTAAATCACGAAAAGCTTATAACGAATGCAGCTTCGCTGATTACGAATTAGGACGAGCATTAAATGGTATCGCAGATTGCGTATCCGTCCTGTCAGATGACAACGCATCCAGCATCGAGAAGATGCGAGCCGAGCGTCAGTCTGAACGACTTCACGTAGCTGCTACCGATTGGGCAGCACAGCTTGAGGCAGCAATGGAGATACACTCGGTGTTCTGCACCAACAAAGACTATCTCTACAAGCCAAAGAACAAACTGGCTTAGTAACCCTCTGGGGCGATGGCTCACGCTGTCGCCCCTTTTTCATGCCTTGACATGGGGATAACCCCGTGTATAAATATACCTACTGTAGGAGGTAGCAATGATATTCATATACATAACGCAAATACTTTGTCTGTTCGCCCTTGCTCTGTTGGCGATATATGTCACGCATATTTAGGGGGGTGATTGCTATGACTGTTGGAAAAGATTTGATACGAGATGAATTGCATCGGCAATCGTTGAGTCGCTGGCAATGGCGTAAGCGTAGGCTGCGACGAGTGATGAACTTGGTTTGCTTTTGGAGGAAATGAAATGAATGAAGATGAATTGCATGAACGCATGGCTCAGATTGAAGACGAGTTAGATGAAATCGAAGGACGAATTGAATCTATCTTGGAAGAAGCTGGCAGCTATTACGACAGTGAAATCGGTGAGACTCGTGTCAATGGATATGACACAGAAGATTTGATTGATGAACTAGAAAACGAAGCAACAATGTTGAGAGGAGAATTGGTTGCTCTCAACATCGACCCCGCCGGGGGTGAGGGTCGCTGTTGAGGCAACCCCAATCATCGAAAGGAGTAGAAAGATGATTACATTCGAGAAATACACTGGCTTTTTCAATGATGAAAGGGGCTATCTTGCATACGCAGATGGCAAGCAAGTAGCACAAATTGAAAAGCGCAGGTCACAATGGCACGTAATACACGGGTCATGGGTAGACGCAACTGGTGAAACAATGACACTTAGCCAGCCATTCAAAAGATTGCGTGATGCAAAAGCTGTCATCACAAAAAGACATGAGGCCAAACAAATGGCTGCTGAATAACTGGGCGTTGTCCACAGCCCCGCCCCCGTCAAGTGAGGGCGGGTGCTGTGGTCAATCGCCCGTCAATGTCGAAAGGAGAATGACATGAACTGGAACAGAACTATTGGTGCTTACATTGAAGCACTTGAATCAGGAGACAGGATTGCAGCAGACGCAGCAGCGATAGAGCTGATGCACCTCGCAACCTATCTAAATAAAATCAACCTCAAATACCCTGACAAAATTAAAGAAACACCCGCAGCTGTGGTGTATCTCAACGATTGGAAAGACTAATGAATACATTATTTTATCGCCGCCATTACGAGTGGCTTGTAGATAATGTCGGGCCGCTACTTAGCACACCGACTGACGCTGAACGCCTTGCCGATTTATTTGAGGAAGACAACCCCGCCTTCAAGCGCGGCGTGTTTGTCAGCCGAATGATTGGCAAGTGGGAAGAAACAAATCTATCAGAGGAGGAAATGGAATGTCAGAGCCACGGAGATTTCTAGTATTGGCTGATGTCGAGTGTGCATGGGAGTATGAAATCTATGCCAACAGTCAAGAGGAAGCATTGAAAATGTGGAGGTCTGGCAACCATGAGTTTCATGTCAACAATGAAATGATAGGGAACGTGAAGGCCACTCACATTGAAGATGATGAATATAACGTAACCCAGTTGTCTTAACATGCCTAAGAGAAAGATAGACAAGCAAGGACAGCCAGCAAAGTGTGACATTTGTGGGGAGGTAACTCACCAATTTGTTTGCTTGCTGGTTAGTCCCGACCCTGTAGGGCATGAGACATGGTGCGACCCCTGTTATACCAAAGCACAAACGGAGAAACAAAATGAGCAAGTGTAAGAAATGCAATGAAGGCGAGTTAGAGTATTGCTTTGATTATAGCTTCGGAGAAGCAGAGGCTTGGGCTTGTAATAAATGCGATGTGACAGTCATTGTCCCAGTTACAATCGAGCGTCAATTTGATGACGTAGATTGGAGTTGTGCAGATGACCAGCAAAAGTAAAGCAAAGGGAACATACCACGAAAACTGGTTCGTGAAACTGTTCAAGGGGTGGGGCTTGGCGGTCAAACGCCAGCCCCTATCCGGCGCGCTTGGTGGAGAGTATTCCGGCGACCTA